TTGAGTGTCAGTTGACCGGAGAGGTGACATCGTTTGAGCGGGTCACGCCGGTCAAGACAAACGGGCGGTACACGCAGTTCCGCATTACGCCACCGTCGGGAACATCGACAATGACGGAAGGCTTGTATATTGTAACCGTGTCGACAATTGATTTTGTAACCGAGTACGCACGGCGACTAGCCTTTGTTTCAGCTAGCGTAGCATTCGACGAGAGTACATACACGTCGTACACGGAAGGAGACACCGAGGCATACAACGTGTATACGCAATGAAAAAGCACCAGTTCAACATCCTGAACTACCAGAGTACGAATACCCCGCAATTCGTCGAGTCCCAAAACAAGGAGTGGATTAACATGGGTACAGACAACCTGTACCCGCACTACCTCGAAGAACTGTACGTAAGCAGTTCCATCCATTCCGCCATCGTCAACGGGGTGGCGCAAATGATTTATGGCGAGGGTCTGGACGCCATCTACAAGGACGTTAATATTGAACAGTGGCTGAAGATTCAGCAAATCTTTAGTGACAAGGACAGCCTAAAGCGATGCGCACTAGACCTCAAGTTGTACGGTCAGTGCTACTTCAATGTCATTTGGAGTGAAGACCGGCAGACAGTCGCGGCGGTACACCATGTTCCGGCGGCTACTATTCGTTGCGCACCAGCCAACGACGAGGATGAAGTAACCCTGTTCTACCATTCGTCAGACTGGAACGACAACACGATACAGCCGCAACCCATCCCTGCGTTTAATACGTCCGACCGTACCGCGGCGTCACAACTCATCCACTGTAAGATGTACAATCCGTTGTCGTTCTACTACGGGTTGCCTGACTACCTAGGTAGTAGTAACTACATCGAGGTTGACGCCAGCCTTGGTTCATACCACCTAAATTCCATTTCCAACGGTTTCTTCCCATCGACCCTCTTAAATTTTTCTGACGGGGTGCCGACACAGGAGGAGCGAGCGGAATTGGAAAGGCTGATATACAACAAGTTCGGAGGGGCGAACAACGCCGGAAAGATTCTGATGACCTTCAGCGACAGTGCCGAGAACGCACCGACAGTTGAGAGTTTCAATATCAGCGACGCGCACCGGGTCTTTGAGTATTTGAGTAGCGAAGTCGTGGTCAAGGTTTTGAGTGGACACCGTGTCACCAGCCCGCTATTGTTTGGCATTCGCAATGAGGGTGGCGGGTTTGGTAGCAATGCCGACGAGATGAAAGACGCCTATGACCTGTTCTACAACACGGTCGTACTTCCGTTCCAACGGTTGTTGCTAGATGCGTTGCGACCCGTCTTTGCCGCATCAGGCATTACATTAGAAATGTACTTCAAGCCGTTGAAGCCGGCATCGTTCCTTGAAGTCGAGAACCTGTTCGATGCACAGTCCGCGGCAGACACCAGCGATAAGGACGCCAGTTACAACGGCGCACAGATTGCATCGGCGGTCGAGGTATTGGTTAAGGTACAAGAAGGCATTATTACGGAAGAGCAAGCCAAGGTGTTCCTTGTGCAGATGTTGCAGTTCAGCCCACAGGTAGCAGACGCTTTGTTCGTTGAGGGTATCGACGCTATCGCTACGGTCGAGGAGGAGGAGATTGTAGAGGAGGCGGTAGCCGAAACTCAAATGAGTAAAAAAAAAAGTGACGATTGGCTGACCCTTATCCGCGGCAAAGACAGCCGCGTTGGTGAGGGGTTCTATCTCGTCAAGTCGGAACACGTCACGGACACTGCCCCCGACCACGCCTTGCACAGTGCCAAGTTGCAACTGTTGTACGCAGACTATGCCAACAAGGAGCAGGTCAGCGAGGAGCGCGATATTGTGAGCAAACAGGGTTACTACTTCGCGGTGCGGTATCGGTACGAGGAGACAGCCGACACGCCACCGGTTGACCCGAACTACCGTTCGCGGGACTTCTGCGAGGAAATGATGGAGGCAAGCCTAGACGGAGTAGAATATCGTTGGGAGGATTTGCTAGACATGGAGAAGGACGGAGTAAACGGACAGTTTGCCCCGCAAGGTCAATCAAGCTATTCCATCGTCGACTGGAAAGGCGGCGTGTACTGCCGTCATGGATTCGTTCGCAACATTTACATCTACGCACCAGAGGGAGAACCGACGGAGGTACAGCGGCTGGAATTTGAGGGCGCATGGGATGAGGTTATGGAACGTGTCGGCAACAACTTTGAAGTGGAACAGCCCGGATTTGAAATCGTGGCACCCATCGACACGCCATCCCGCGGGTCACTGAAATACGGATAACATGGCAACACTATACATTAGCGCATCTCTACTCAAACGGGATACCGCCTTGGGCAGTACCGTTGACGACAACCTATTGCAACCGTATATCCGGATTGCGCAAGACCGATGGATTTTGCCGGCACTAGGAACGCAACTTGACGAGAAGCTAAAAGAACTGATTGACACGGACGCGGTGACGGGAGCGTACCAGACCCTGCTTGAAGAGTACATCAGTCCATGCCTTGTGCAGTTAGCATTTGCGGAAGTCGCCTATGTCGTGCGGTTGCGGTTTGCGAATAACAGCGTCACGGTTGGCAACAGCGAACAAGGTGGTAGCGCGTCTATGTCCGACATTCGGAAGGTCGTCGAGCAGTCGCACGAGATTGGGATGTTCTACCGCGAACGCATGATTGAATACCTATCGTTCAATCAAGGTTCGTTCCGAGAGTACACAAGTAACACAGGCGCAGACCTTTCGCCGAGTCAGCGCAATTATTTTGGCGGTCTTAATGTCTACCCCAATATCCCCACCGACAATCAAATCAAAGCGTTCGCAACAGCCATCGGGTACAAATACCTCAACAGCTAAAAACGAACTGAAGCTGAAAATCTATCTGGACAAATGGCAACGAAAGTCACAGACCTAACGGAACTGACAGCGACAGCGGCAAGTACCGACTACCTGCACATCATTGATGTGAGCGATACGAGCGGTGGCACAGCCGGCACGAGCAAGAAGATTCTGATTAGCAACCTGCCGAGCGGGGGTGGTGGCACGACGTCTACCATTACCGTTCGCAACAACACGGGTGCAAGCATTGCCAAGGGCAAGGCGGTGTACATTACCGGCGTTGTCAGTAGCACACCGACCATTGCGGTATCGGACAACTCATCGGCTAGTACCATGCCGGCAATCGGATTGACGCAGGATGCGATTGCCAACGGTGCGGATGGAGCGGTTGTCATCTTCGGCGAGTTAGACACCATTGATACATCGGCGTTCAGTGCGTCCGACACCTTGTATGTTGGCACGTCCGGCGACCTTACCGCTACGCGCCCAACGGGTACGGCGTTGGTGCAGAACATCGGAGCCTGTATCAAGGTCAGCGCAAGCACCGGTTCGATTCTTATTGAGGGTGCAGGACGTAGCAACGACGTTCCCAACCTGCCTCAATACCATGTGTTTGTTGGGGACAGCACGGGCGTAGCGGAGACGCGGCAACTGGACTTTACCGATTTAGGCGATACGCCATCGACACTGACGGCAAACCAATTGGTCGGTGTTAACAGTGGCGGCACGGCATTGGAGTTCAAAACACCGGTAAGGCAATTGAACGACCTAGCCGATGTAACCCTAGGAACTGTAAGCAACAACGACGTTCTGACTTACGACAGCGGTACTGCGCAGTGGAGGTCACAAGCCCCGTCAGGCGGTGGAGGAGGCAGTAACAACCTCATGCATACGTTTGCGTTCTTCGATAGCAATGTTCGGAACGTATACATCCCGCTGATGAACGAGACGGAAACCACGTCTATGCAACGGTACAACCGTTTCGTTTGCCCGGCGGCAGGTTCGGTCACGTCAATTTCTTTCTTGTGTATGTTAAACCTATCCGGAGGCACCGGAGGTAGCATTGAGGTTCGGAAAGAAACTACACCGGGGTCGTACACCACGTTGGAAACGCAGTCGTTTAGTAGCATTACGGCGTGGACAGTCACGACGTTGAACTTTTCGTCGTCGTCGTTTTCGGCAGGCGACCGCATTCTGTTCTTTATGAACAACGGTTTTAGTTCGGCGTACAGCAACATAACCGGAACCATTCTCTTTACCCTATGAGTTGTTTAACCACTTGGACTACGGATACGCAGGACGACTGCATAGACATCGACCGCCTTGTAGCGGTCATTACGGAAATTGACGACAAGCTAGACGACATTCTTGCACGTCTTGCCGCATTGGAAGCACAGTAATGGAACACTACCTGACCTTGTTTGAGATACTGACCCTTGCCGGGTGTCTCATTGGCGTATACCAGAAGTTGACGTCCGAGGTTGGCAAGCTGAAAGGACGGATTGCTATGTTAGAGAAACAAGAAAAACAGGTAATGACGCTACTAGAAAAGTTGGTCACGACCTGCGACGAAATCAAACTTATCCTAGCTAAAGAAGGACTGCGATGATTACGAATACAATGCAATTGGCAATCGAAGTCTTCGGCGATTTAGACTGCCTGTTGGCACAAGGTGTTGAAGACATTGAACCCCGCGCACCGGAAAGGGGTGAACCGGGGTATGTCGACGTAGGCTACAACCGCATTATCATTTATTACTACCTCGACTTGTACGACGGTGTAGACATGAACGACGTGTTAAGCGGGCGCGTGTCGTCTATGGGTTCTATTGCGCCACCACCACGAAAAAGAATCTACGAGCCGGAGGATTATGAAACGGCAGTGTACAAGGCATTCCGCAAGGCAGGCATTGATTGCCAGTACGAACTAATGGCGGAAGAGTGGGAACTAATGGGATGAAGGATGAGCGGCAACAACGGGACGCAATGATTGGTGCCTTTGTAGGCATCATAGGTGCGTTGTTGTGCCTGTTCATGATTGTCCTTATGTCACGGTATGCGTGAGTACAAGCGTATCATACTTCATTGCACGGCGACGCCACCCGATATGTATGTGGACGTAGCGACTATCCGCAAATGGCACACGGCGAAAGGGTGGTCAGACATTGGCTATCATTACCTCATCCACCGTGACGGCACGATAGAACCGGGACGACCCATTCAGAAAATAGGCGCACACACGAAACGTCACAATGAGGATTCGGTAGGCGTAGCATATTGCGGGGGCGTAGACCAGAACAACAAACCAGAGGACAACATGACCATGAGTCAAGAAGTGTCTTTCCTGTTGTTGGTGCGTAGCCTGCGTACCGTGTTTGGTGACATGACCTTACACGGACACAACGAATTTGCGGCAAAGGCTTGTCCTAGTTTCAATGTCCGCGAGAAGTACAAATTCCTTATATTAGACCTTCATGACGTTTTTGACTGAACACTTCTACGAAATCCTGACGGCGTTGATTGCGGCGGCGGGAACCATTACGGCGTTGACCGAGACCGAGAAGGACGACAAGATTGTGAACATCATTGCCCGCATCTTGCAGGCAATCTTCATTGGTAAGAGCCGCGGTACACGCAAGGCTGAAAAGTGACGGGGGGTTTTTACATCGGTTTTGCCCCTTGAGTTGGGTTCATCTCCTTCCCCAACTGACCCCTGCCCTAACCGGTGGGGGTCTTTTTTTTTAGGCACCATGTCGAAGTAATGGGTATTTACCCTATACTTGTGGCATGGAAATGAACACGACTACCGAAACCTACACCTACGAGACCCTGCCGCAAGACTACATTACGGCAGTTGAGCAAGCCGGATACTGGACTGAAGAGTACAGCACGGCGCAGTTGATGGAGTTCTGCCAGCAAATGGCAATCTACATCGAACACTGGACGATGACCTACAACGACGAGGCGTGGGGCAATTGGGCGATGGACACTATCAAACAGTTGAACCTTGACGCAATGCAGAACTGCATCCATAAGTTGTCCCGCATCATTGCCTTGCGAATTGCATACAACTACGAACCAAAGGCGGTCAAAGCGACCGCCTAATAAACCGACACATGAAGAAACAAGACATCATGAAGGAGACACACACGATGACCATTGGGAATTGGTCAAAGGAATACACCCTTGAAAAACTGCATGACACCTATTTGAAGTCATGGCTCATGACATGGGAGACCGACGGGGTAACGTTTGGTCGATGGGTTAACGATAAAGCCCATGCGGAATGGCTACTTGTCCGGTACTACTACGAGTCCGGCATGATGGACGGCGACCTAGCCTTCATCGAACAGGCAAGTAAAAACCAGCGCGGTTAATTAAATACCTTATCTTTACGACATGAAACCGAGGTACGACAACGAAACGATGGATAGGTATATCCGCTACGAGGCAGAGATTGTGTCCCTGCTTGAAGACGTGCGCAAATACAACGACGGCGAGACTATGGAAACGTTGCTGGAAGGTCTAGAACATATTGTCAAGCGGCGCATATCCTTTATCCAAGGTGTGCGCAAGATGGAACACGACATGATGTGGGAACGCCTAATAGACAACATCAAAGGAATCGAAAGAACCGAGAAATAATGCAAGACGAGAAAGACCCAATCGAAGAAGCGATTGAGAATGCACAGTGGTACGTAGACTACCACAAGAAGCAGTTAGAGAAACACGAGGTGTTGTTGGATGCGCTGAAGAAATTGAAGCCAGACGCATGAAGCACACAACGTACATAAACCTATGCCCCGACCCGGAGGCATACGTAGAAATCGAGTACGACTACACGCCGGAAGGAGCGCGGTTGAGTTACGACCAGCCGCCTGACCCATCGAGTTACGAGGTAGTCAAAGTCCAATTGCACACGCCGGAATGCGTGGTCAATGTGACCCGGTACTACGAGGAACTAGGGCTGGAACCTAGTGTAACAGAAGCAATCGAAAACGAAACCCAAAACCACTAAACATGGCAGTAAGCAAAGTCATAGCCGTACATCCTGACGGCACCTTCACCAACGATTATGGTGTGTTGTACAAATTCCGTTACGCATTCGAGGACGGAACAACCATTACCGCAAACCACAAAACCGAAGAGCCGAGGTTCAAGCCCGGCGACGATGCGGAATACATGGTCAACGGAACCCGTGACGGCAACGCATGGGGCAAGGTGACACGACCCGAAGGGGGCAAGCGGTCATACACTATGCAACGTAGCAACGACCAGACGACCGAGCGTATCGAGCGGTCATGGGCGTTTGGTCAGGCAGTGCAAATCCTAGGGTCATTGGATGCGGTCAATACCGATAGCGTCAAGAAGTACATGATTGAGGCTTGCCGCCTTGCGGAAGTGTGCTTGAAAGCCCGCGATACGTTCCCAAAGTTTGAAGGTGACGAGGTTGTCCGCGCTACGTGGGAATCTCAAATGGCACCGGAAGGAGACTTGCCGTTCTAATGGGCAAGATGAAGGAGACGCTACCGTGTCGTAGTTGCTACACGGTACACAGCTACTACTGTACCGGCGCGTGTTTTAGCCGGAAGAAGAGAACCCCAAAATCAAAAGACAATGACACAGAACATGACGCTAGGAACTTGGATTAAGGTTAAGTTCCAAACCCACAACAAGCTGAACGATACCCTTGGTCTAGGGCGTAACACGGTGAACCGTTGGTACAACACAGACCCAAAGCGTTTCTACCTGTACTTGCCGGAGTTGTGCAAGTGGTCGGATACCGAACCCAAGGATGTTATGGCAATGATTGAACAGCGCGTTGAAGATGTACGACATCTCAAAAGTGACGACTGAAGACCTACGGTTTTTGCGTAGGTTTCTCCTCTACCGGTTTGCCACCTTGGAACAGGACGACGACCGCAAGAATGAATGCCGGTTGTTGTGCGACAAGGTGAGCCATGAACTAGTACAGCGCACGGGAGACAGTAAGTACAAGCTATGAAGGAGAGACAATTTAAGGGGCTATGGATTCCGGTGGAGGTGCTATCGACACCGGGTCTATCAGCCGTCGACAAGATGTTGTGGGCTGACATCGACAGTTTCACAGGCAACGACAGCACGTGGTTTAAGAGCAACGCGACGGTAGCCGAGGAGTTCGGAGTATCGGAACGTAGCGTGTCCCGGTCACTGAAGAACTTGACCGAGGCTGGATTGATACGGCTAAAGAAAAACGACGGTCGGACGCGGTATTATGTGTCTACCCTGCCTAGACAAATTGGCGAGTCAGGGTCGCCAGAACCGACAGGTCAGCATAGACAAGTTGGCGACATAGAGAACAATAGAGAGAAACAGACTAGAAAACAGTCTAGGTTTATGCCCCCAACGAGCGAGGAGGTCAAAGATTATTTTCTTGAGGTGTGCGCCGATGTAAGGGAACGAGTAGGTGACGGCGTGTGGACGGGCATGACCGACATGATAGCCGTTGCGGAAGCCTTAAAATTCTTCGACTACTACACCGCCAACGGATGGACGCAAGGGAGAAATAAGCCGCTGAAGGATTGGAAGGCGGCGGCGCGGAACTGGATGCGCAACCAAAACAAATGGAACAATGAACGAGATAACAAAACACGAGGAAATGTGGGGCAGAAGTTCAGCCCTGAAGCCATCAATAAGTTCATTCATCAGGGATAGGGAAGCTATGCCTACGCCCGCGGAAGCGTGGCATGAGGGTAGCAACCTAGTCGCGGCACACAACCGGCAACCGCACCTTATCCGCGGTTGGCTAGTCGCGGAGGTGGGCGCGTTGTGCAAGTCGTTAGACCTGAAGCACACCATAAGCAACGACGAGGAGTTGTTGTTCTGTTGCCGGTCTATCCTGACCGAACACCCAACGTTGAAGTTGGAGGAAATCCGCACGTGCTTTAACATGATGCGTCAAGGCAAGTTTGGCAAGTTCTACGAGCGGCTCAAGGTTGCCGAGATACTGGATTGCCTGCGACGGTATGAGGGCGAAATACGGGTGGACATCATGGAACGCGCCCAACACCAGAAGTCAGTGGAGCATAAGCAAGGCATGGCGCAACGGTTGGGCGAGATGAAAATTGACGAGGTGCTAAAGGACATCGAGGTCAAGGAACACGAGCCGGTCAAGGGACATGGCATCGGGTCACGGCTACGGCGGCGTTTAGATAATGGGTAATTTGCCGTGTGGGTAGGTCACTAGAAAAGAAGAAACTAGACGCGGCGTTAAGCAAATTGGTCAGGCAGTCAGCCGCCGACGAATCCGGTATAGCTACGTGCTGGACGTGCGGTCGCAGGGAGCGGTGGCAAGCGATGGATTGCGGGCATTTTATGTCGCGCAGTAAGCATTCTACGCGGTGGTTGTACGAGCCGGAGCAAGGGTTGACCAACGTACAATGCCAGTGCAAACGGTGTAACATGACCAACGGCGGGCAACAGTACCTGTTCGCCAAGAAGTTGGACGCGGTGTACGGCGAGGGTACAGCCGACCGCATCGTGTACCTATCGAACCAGCCTAGCAAATTCTCCATTCAGGATTTGCGGGACATGAGAGCGGAGTTTGAACGGAGGCTGAAGCAATGAGTTGTGTTCGTCGCTACCTTACGGAGAACTACAACCACCTGTACCGGTTAGCCCGGAAGTATGTAGGGTCAGATTTAGCGGGCGACTTGCTGAATGATTTGTGCCTGAACTACTTGAACGAGAACGACCACGCCGAGCAGTTGTGCGAGCGCGGGGAACTAGGAGCATACCTGAACCGAACCATGCAGATATGCGGGTTCAGTAGCAGTAGCCCGTTCTACAAGAAGTACAAGAAGCACACCGAGAAAGAGGCGCGGGGGCTACCTATGGAGATATTCCGTAACGTAGAACAAGACGAGGAAAAAAATATTGTAGACATAGAAAACCAGATAGAAGGGGTATTTCATATATTGCAGGAAATTCGATGGATAGACGCAGAGATATTCAAGGCGTACTACCTGCACGAACATTCACTAAACACATTGAGCGATGCAACAGGAATCAGCCGACACACCATCTACAAAGCCGTCAAGACGGCGCAAGCGTACTGCGAAGAAAACCGAGAAAGGATTAGGGGATACGGTGGAGAACCTAATTCCGGAGCCGGTCAAGAAAGCGGTGAAGGCAGTAGCCGGGGACGATTGCGGATGCGACAAGCGGAAGGAATGGTTGAACCGCAAATTCCCGTACTTCAAAACGATGGACGACAAGGACAAGAAGGTTTGGGAAACGGTACTGTTGCCAGCTAAAGAGAAGGGACACGTACAATCAGACGAGCAGGGCGTATTGATTGACCTGTACCAAAAAGTCTACGGTGTCCGCAAGAAGAAGTCGCGGTGCGGGTCGTGCGTCATGGAGCGACTGGAACAACTGCAACAAGCATACGAGGCATCATGCGAATCCTGACCGCCGGACAACTGGACGGATACCAGCGGCGAAAGGATAGGACGGTCAGCCTGCGATTCATTACGCAGGAAAAGACGAGCGGAGAGGTCATGGAAATCGACCAGCTACTAGACACATACGGTATCCTATACTTCCGCGGAGAAGAGAAGATGAACAAGGATGAGGTAGAGGAACTGGATAGCGTAGAACTGGATTTGTACGACCAGCCGAAGAGCCAAAGCCAACGCCTACGGAACGTTCTGTACAAGGTGTGGACACAGAACCAAGTCGGCACATTCAAGGACTTCTACAAGGCAGAAACCGAACGCATCATTACACACTACAAAAACAAACTACCTGAAGAATGAAGAAGGAGACACACGAGACACGATTGCTGGACTACTTGCGCAAGTACAAGAAGATAACCAGCCTTGAAGCAATCCGGGACTTGGGCAACACGAGGTTGTCAGCGACGGTCTACAACCTACGGCGCAAGGGTCACGACATTAGCACCAAACCGGTGAAGGTCAAGACCAGATGGAACACCATGACCGAGGTTGCCGAGTACCATTTGAGTGAAGCGATGAACGAGGCGGAAAACGAAAGCCGCAAGTTTTGGTGGGAATACGGTAAGCGATGAAGACCCACCCCGATGAAGAGTACGTAAGCGAGTGTTGCGGAGGACACCAACACGGCGATTCGGATATATGCCCGTTGTGCTATGAACACGCGGAGTTCGTCGAGGTAAACCGGTACTACATGAACAGACCAGAACCGGCGCAATACAGCTACGCACCAACGCAGAAGCAGATAACCCGATGGATTAAACGAATTGTATTTGGAAGAATATGACACACGAAGAAGCAATGAGTCAAATTGGTAGTGCGCTACCGTACCTAAACCCGAAGGTCGCAGACGAGCAAGGCGTAGTGTACGTGCGGGCTATGATTCAGTTTGTCCGTGACGCAAACGGAGAACTGACAAGACAATGGAGGTACCAACAGGTAGACATTGGCGAGGAGCAATGGAACCCACCCAACAAGCCGAAGAAACAATGCATGGTAAAGCCCAAGTTCAATTGGCTTCATTGGAGGGAGGCACCGACACGGGTTAAAAACCTTGCGTATAGGTTGAAGCCAGAGTCAATGCAGGCTATGTCAAAATACAAGCGTTCCGACCTGCTCATGATACGAGGTGTGGGAAAGAAAACAGTCGATGAAATGGAGGCATTCCTACACAGTCAGGGATACAGCCTAGCGTTGTAAATTACAGGCGTACAACAATGGCATACGAGACAGTCACAATCGAAGTCGAGAACAAGGACGTCGACGAATGGAAGGAGCAGTTAGAGAAGATGTTCCTTGCGCGTGAGGTGGAGGACATCTGGAGGTTGGACGACTACAAGACGGTCATTGAGTTTGAGACAAAGGACAAGGCATACCTGCTAAACACGCTGAAGCAAATCGGCGAACGGCAGGTCATGTGGTATGAAGTTGACAGATGAATAAAGACGAATTGATAGACTACCTAATGAGCCAGATTCCGGAGATTGAACAGGCTTATAACTACGAGTCTATACAGGATGCGTGGGACAATGAAGAGTTTGACGCATCTATTGAAGAGATGCTGGATTGGAAGTATGCGGCGGAGAATTTGGTTCGGCAGGTAGAAGGCGTGGCACAACAACTGACAAAAGCACTAAACACGGCAATCGACAAGTACAATCGTCATGCCATTCACTAAAGGACAAAGCGGGAACCCGGCGGGACGACCCAAGGGAGCAAAGGACAAGGTGACGGCAGAAGCCCGCGCCTTGTTTGTGTCTATCATGGAGGGTGAGGTACAACACATCGAGGACGCGCTAGACGGCTTGCGGACAGAAAGCAGTGAGAAGTACCTAAAAGCATTGGCGGCACTGTTCCCGTACTTCATGCCCAAACAGGTTGAGACAGAGGTAACGATTAACGACGCACCAACAACGCCGAGTTGGTTTGGTGAGGTGTTAGAGCGGGAGGGCAGGTCAGACCCAAACCCGCTGACGGAGTGAGATTACCATTTACGCCGAACACAGAGCCTAAACGTTTCGGTCTGTCTGTACACTTCTTCAATAGTCGTCGGCGGCGGGCAACAGTTAGTGATGTGTTCCCAATTGTACCCGTATGCCTCATGCAGTTTGTCGAGGTCGATTTTGAATCCCTTCCGGGTGAGCAGTTTGTCTCCTTCCATGCCACTAATGACCGACCCACATTCGCACCCCATTTGCGAAACACGGATTTGGTAAATACCAAAAAAGTTTGTATATTGCAGTATGCAAGACACAGAAAGACAAGTTCGAGAGAACATCGTTCGGACTATTCGCGTTCGTTTCGTTCGTCACTCACACGGGAATGATTTGTTCCAAGCCCAATGGGGAGGGTCAAATCCCGGAGTCGGTTTCCCCACATGGAACGACATGGAGGAATGCCGCGCCAAAGCCAAAGAGTATATTATGAACGAACTGCACCTGTAAAGAGCGGCACGGCAGGCGAGAGTGAAACAGCCGAAAACATACTACGAGGCGAAAGCCTGCCAGAGCAGAATTTTTGTCGCACAGGGGGGAACCCGTAGCGGCAAGACGTGGAGTCTGTTAACGGTGTTGTGCGAGTGGTGCTACCTAAACCAGAACGCCAACTTCACAATTGACGTCGTGCGGGCATCGTTCCCATCCTTGCGGCAGTCGGTGTACAAGGACTTTGTGACTATCCTACAAAGGGAGGGTTGGTACAGTGAGAAGTTCCACAACAAGACCGAGCATACGTACAACCTGTTCGGCAATCAGTGGCGGTTCTTTAGTGCCGAGGCAGGCGGTGAAAAATTGCGGGGCGCGGCTAGGGATTTTCTCTTCTGCAACGAGGTCAACGAGTTGTCCAAGGAGGTGTGGTCACAGCTACTGTTTCGGTGCCGGTATCGGGTGTTCGTCGACTTCAACCCTTCGATGGAATACCATTGGTTGTACGAGGACGTCATACCGAGGGACGATTGCACGTTCACGCAGTCAACCTATCTGGACAACCCGTACTTGAACGAGGAGACCATAAGAGAAATCGAACGACTCAAGGACGCAGACCCGGAGTATTGGAGGGTATACGGACTAGGCGAACGCGGACAGTCACGGGCTACAATCTTTCATTCGCACGTGTACGACGAGTTGCCGAGCGGAGCAAAGTTGGTGGCGTATGGTCTGGATTGGGGTTTCAGTTCTGACCCAACGGCATTGGTTAAGGTCATGCGACACGGCGACGACCTGTACATAGAGGAGTTGTTGTACCAAGGCGGGCTGACCAACGCGGACATAATTGACCGCCTGAAGGATTTAGGCATAGGTAGGAGGGACGAAATCATAGCCGACAGCGCGGAGCCAAAGAGCATTGAAGAACTACACCGAGCGGGGTTCTTATGCAAGCCTGCGAAGAAAGGGGCAGACAGTGTGCGCAAGGGTATCGACCTCATGCGCCGGCACAAGATGTACGTGAAGTCGGACAGCCTGAATACGCAGAAGGAATTCCGCAACTACAAGTGGAAGACCGACAAGAACAACAGGACACTTCCGGAACCGGTCGATGAATGGAACCATAGCGTAGACGCGGTGCGCTACGTCTGCCTCAATCGTTTGTTGCGGAAAAGAGCTAACTATGTGGTGCAATGAATCAGAGCAAGTACAACGAGATTGAGCAATGGTGCGAGGAGTTGTCCGATTGGGACGAGCCGTTGAGTTATGAGGTGTCCCGCAACGGGCGGTACGGTTTGACTTTGCGGTGTTATGCCCCGCATGAGTACCCGTCAATGGATGAAGGCGCACTGTATTTTTTCAGCGTTGCCGCGGACGCCTTGGAACAGGAATTCAATTTGCGGTTGGTGCGTCACGGCTGGATGACTGACCATGTTTGGACAGCCGAGTATAAAGGTTGATGCGCATAACCATTCCGGACAGCTATGATGAGGTAACGGTACACCAGTACCAACAACTCTGGAAGGCGTTCGAGCAGGAATCGGACGACGCAACCAGTATGCGCCGGTGTATCGAAATCATGGCGGGTCTGGATAACGGGGCGTTAAATCATGCCGAGTGGCACAGTCTGCAAGAAGCGTCTCACAAAGTGTTGTGGTTCTTAAATGACCCAAACCCATTCAAAAGTACCAAGCCTGTACAACAGCGGGTAAGGCTGGACGGGCGCGAGTACGGTTTCATTCCGGACTGGACTAAACTATCTGTTGCCGAGTACGTCGACCTTCAGACGCTATGCGACAAGGGCATGGTCGAGCATCTGGATAAGGTCATGGCTATCCTGTACCGTCCGATAGTTAAGGACGCGCTAGGTATGTACGACATCGAAAGCTACGAGCCGGACAACCACAGAACCGAGGTCATGCGCGGGTGCGCTATGTCGGTGTGCGTTTCGGCGGTGGTTTTTTTTTGCGGCATAGCAAAGGAATTAGCTACCAATATGCCAGCCTCTTTAATACCGGAGACGGAGAGCAAGGAGACGCCGTAGGCAACAAGTGGGGGTGGTACCCGCTACTGTACACGTTAGCGGGAGGAGACATTACGAAAATGCGGGACGTCGAATCTATATACATAGAGGAGGCATTGACGTTCCTAGCCTACCAGAAGGACGAGTCATTGCGCAACAAGGTCAAGGTCAAATGAACACACTAGTAGACATTCAGAATACGTTCGAGGCTATCGTAGCCGAACACGCCCAACTGAAGAGTTTCCATAGCGGCGGGCTGGACTACCTCGACGTGGACAAGATGGACGTCGACAAGTACCCGCTACTGTACGCGCAGTGTACCAGCGCAGACCTTGACAGCAACCTTACCACCTTCAGCCTTGAGGTCATCGTAGCCGACATGGTTATAGAAAAACAGCAACCCGACCTGACCGAAGTGTACAACGAAACGTTTCTCATTATGCAGGACGTCGCGGCTAAATTTTGGTTTGCGGTGTACGACGGGAACGACACGGTAGACAGCGCATGGGGTTTTGAACTGCCTATCATTTGCCAGCCGTTCACGGCACGGTTTACCAACCTACTGACCGGGTGGTCTGCATCGTTCGACATCAAGTTGCCGAACCCAATCAATTTGTGCATTGCCCCGTATTGAGCCGCTCACATTGAAGCTGAAGATTGGCGACGACAACTACAACTTGCCATTCAAGCGGTTGGCGTCTGCCGTCAACGCTATGGGTTTGTTGGTTGTCAAGGAGGCGCAGAACGAGTTGGAGTTGCAGGACAAGGTTGTCACCGGGCAACTGAAGAACAGCCTAACGTACACCGTCACAACAGGCAAGGACGAGGTGACGTTGGAATTCGGCGCGGGCGCACCGTATTGGGATTTTGTCAATCAAGGTGTGCGCGGTGCGGTAAGCAGTGCCAAGGCACCGAACAGCCCATACCAATTCGGGACAGGCAGTCATACCGGGCGCGGCACCCTGCGAGGAGGTATTGATAGGTGGGTCATACAGAAGCCCATCGAAGGTGTACGGGACATGAAGACCGGGCGATTCCTACCGCGGAAAGAGTTGGTGCGTCGCATCAGTTCGACAATCTGGAACACCGGTATTGAACCGAGCAACTACTACACGCTTGCCCTAGACCGAGGATGGAAGCGGGCAAAGAAACGCATCGGTGTTGCCATAGGTCTTGACGTGAATGACTTCATGGTCGAGAACTTCGGCGGCGATTACATCATTGACATTACTATCTAATGGCATACACAGTAGAGCAAACGACGACCGGCGTACAAGGCACCTATGACCAATTGGTGTACGTGGTCAAGGACACGACCAACACAGGGGAACCGAACTACCGCTATTTGTGTAGCATCGAGATTGACGGAGCCGAGGTTATCAAGCTAAAGCAACTGCCCAACAACGCCGATTGTGCCGTGTTCGACATTCGCACTATTACACGGGCGTATGTATCGCAGGACGAGAACCCGTGGAGTCTAGGTGCAGACGACCCAACAGAGGTGTTCAGTAGCAACACGCGGGCTATCAAAGAGGTCACGGTAACGTTTGGGTACGAGTACAGCGTAACGGCGGTGACGTTGCCGGCGGAAACGATGTTGCCGGCTACCGCGCAAACGGTGCGCGTAGTCAATGGCTCATTCTACCGAGTTGGGGACAGGTACCCATTGGCGGCTAGTGCATCTGACCAGTACAAAATCAATGGTGCCGGGAGACTGTTTTTGAGTGACGCACCGGCAAGTAGCAACCACACCATACCGGTAGCCGATGAAAACGGCATACGCAGTCGTGGCGTACTAGCATTCCTGAATGGTCTAGATGTAGGGTCGCAAGGCGCAAAGTTCCTGCACATTACCTACTACAACGGAAGCACGGTACTTACCACTTCCGTATTGCAGAACACGTCAAGTACAGGTGGTGCCGACCCTGCCGCACCGGGGTTGTCGGAGGCATACAGTCTGTTGTACGTAGCGATTGCACCCTACAACCTAGAAGCACAGAACTACAACAGTGCAGTAAAGCCGAGCAACAACGCGGGGTACACACGCTATACCGCACAGTTCGCATCGTCAAACATCCTATCCGGAAACGAAACCAGCGCGGTATATACGTTCGTTCGGAATGGGTGTTGCAAGTATTACGATGACGAGGGCGCATACACCCTGCATTGGTGGAACAGCAAGGGTGGGGTCGACAGCCTGCCGTGTTCAGGCATGAGCGTAGAGAGCCAACAGTTCACGCGCAACACGTACAACGTCATCGGCGGGAATGCCTTCAACGCCGACGGAGGTACAACCCCGTATGTGCAAGAAAGCTATGACGGAGGCAAGCGTACAACGCGAGTCGAGACGACAACCACTTTGCAGTTAAGCGTACAGGGTGGCGGAGGGCGTATCTATACCCCGCTGATTAAGTCGCTCATGAATGCCGAGCGCGTGTTTATCAGTGGGTCGGGTACGTTCGGTTTAAGTGTAGACCGTCTGGACGATGGGGTCATGGAATGCGTGGTCACTGATGCAAGCAAGGACTACATTAAAGACGTGAACCAACAGGTCGAGTCATACAGCCTGACCGTTGAAATCAGCCGTCGACGCCCGAACCTATGATTGAGATTATAGCAGTTGAACAGAACGGCACGGAGCAGACGTCGTTAGATGTGGGGGCAAACCCCATCGAGGTGAACGTGCAGTATTGGGACGCCAAGGAACCACTGCAAACGCGGTCGCCATACAGCCTGAAATTTGACCTGCCGTTCACCGACACCAACGACAGGTTCTTTTCGTTCTACTACAACGTCAACACGGCAGACGGAACGTTTAGTGCGGTTAGCCGTACCGACGTGCGGGTGTACGTCGAGGGTCTCCTTATCTTCCAAGGCATCCTGCAATTGCATTCTGCCGACCACAAGGCGCGGGTGTACACGGTCAACATCTTGGAACAGTTGGGCAAGGTGTTCGACGCCATCAAGGGTTTGACCTTTGAGCAGTTGTTCGTTAATCCGGACACGGGAGCGGTCGACATTACGCTTGACCACGAGTTGAATTGGGACAACATTAGGGACAGTTGGGACGTCGCCAATGACATAACCCTAGGCGGTGCAGGTGCAGGAACCATTGTGTACCCACTTGCCGATTGGGGGCAAGGCGTGGAGGAGAACGACCAAGACGCCCAAACGGGCTACGGGTTTTTCTTGTCTAGCTACACCGACCCAAACACCGGCGAGACGGAGTGGGGAGGCATGGACGACGACTACTTGCGGGCGTACAATTTCAAGCCGGCAATTCGAGTTGCGTACCTGCTGGAATACATCTTCAACTACACAGGATTTTCGGTGCGCAGTTCCTTCTTGACGGGTGCTACGTTTCAGAAAATCTATATGTTCCTAGCTACTGAATCGTTCCGGACGGTTGGTCGCCCGTCGTATGGTTTCCGCACCGGGTTGTTAGAGAACGTAGTTATAGACAGCAACTTCGGCGGTCTGCAATGGGGCGACTTTGTGCCGCTGACCTTTCCCGTAGAAACGCCTGACCCGTTCTATGACCCGGACAACTTGGTACAAAACGGAGTGTTCATTGCCCCATTCGGCGGGGTGTTCACTATCCGCATGCAATTGGTGGTGAAGAATGACACGCCACAGAGCAACAACGGGTCGTACATCTTGCACGGGTTCTCCATCAACGGGACATTCGGCAACCAGTTTTTCGGTGACTCAACGATTGCCGATGGGTACTACCAAGTGGTGGCGCATGAGTCAACAGTAACGTTGGAGGCAGGCGACGAGGTGGCGTTCTGGATTTATTACGAGGGTTCGTTTGCCAGCGGTCAGGCACCGTTGGAAATCTACACTGCCCACACGTTCCCGCTTGCTACGGCGTACAGCTATGTTTCGCTCATTACGGCGACCAATACGGAGGACTTCGTAGACGTTAGTATGAATATGCCGAACGTTAAGGTTGACGAGTTCCTACGTGCCATTATCGAGCGGTTCAACCTTGCCATCTACACGACGTTGGACGAGCCGACTATCATGAACATCGAGCCGTGGTCGGATTGGATGGACGCAAGCAACGTCACGGTGCGAGACTGGACAGAGGTTATCGACGCCGACACGGTGCGCATCATGCCTACCACCGAGTACCAGAAACAACGGTATGAGTTTAGCGACGCACCGGGTGCCAACTTCCCAAACCGGTATTGGCAGGAAACCTTTAATTGGGTCAAAGGCAAGTACGAGTACATATCGGAGAACGATTTTGCGGCACTGGAAGGCAAGACCAGTCAGATATTCCAACCGTACAGGAACCGCCAACTCTATTCCAACTTCGCAAACACAGGCGTTACGCAGGTGCCAAACGTCTTGTTGCCCTGTTTTTGGGATTGGCATGACGGGTCAGACGCTAGTATCTACCTCAAGGAACACGTCAAGAACAAGCCGGTATTGGCGTTCTATCATGGCTTGCAGGACATCGGACAGGGCAACGCCTACATGGAGTTTGGCGGGGTTGAGTATCAGACCTACCCATACTTTTCCGAGTACGATACCGTCGGTGTAGATGGGGATTCGCAGGTCTTGCATTGGGGCTACGACTACCCCGACAACTTGGAAGCACCGTTTGTTGGCGGTAGCGGGACAGACCCCGGACTGACTACGCGGTACCTGTTCAATGAGTATTGGTCGGATATGTTCAACCAGTTGTACAGTCCGGACAGCCGCGTAATGACGTGCATGATTCGGTTGGACTATTCCGAGTTCAACCAGTTGCGGTTCAACGACAACCTGTTTTGGGACGGTGCATATTGGCGGGTCATCAAGATTGACAACTACACCATTGGCGGTGAGCGGTTAGCCAAGGCAACTTTGCTCAAGGTCATTGCACAGCGCAAGGGGCGTATCAGTAGTCAATGCGACCTGACCGTAACGAGCATCAACACGAACGGCACCGTCAACTTTGAGAACGCCGACGGTGTATCCGCACCGGCTACGCAGGAATGTTGCGTACTGAATGGGTATATATGGGACAGCCGACGGAACCAGTGTTTCGCCCGTGTTAGTGGGGGCGTCGGTGGTGCCGGTGGTGGCGGTGGCAACAACGGTGGAGGTGTTGGATTCGACACGTACAACCCGCAAACGAACCGCGGCAACAACAAGCCTACGCCGTTCCGCGACTTCAACCAAGTCGAAATAAAACCGTTCACGCAGAAGGGGCAGGTCGGAGCAGACATAACAACCAACTTGACCGCAAGCACGAGCGGCACAACGCCGGTTTCAGCACGTCAGGCAAACAACGTGCGGTACTTCAAGATTCCTATTGAGACCACTATGTACTTGCGGTTGCAAGTGGTAGCTACGGAGACGGGCGGGACAGGTGCTACGGTTGGCAATACCAGCACCCAAAACTTGCAGTTCACGGTAAGCAACAACAGCGACGGTAAATCGGCTATCGCACGGCAAGTTGGTACGACGGTAAAGTTTGCCGAGAGTAAGGACACAGGCACGACGCCTACGGTAGACGTGAGCGTCACACAACCCGCGGCTAATATGCCGGCATTCTTTGAGGTTGTGTGTACCGGTCAGACGAACATTAACTATTCGTTCTTCATTGACGTTCAACTGACAGCGACCAATAACGCCAGTCGTCTAACCCTGCAACAACAGGTGTTCTTCAACCTCGACCCGGTACGGATATTGGGGCTAGACCTTACACCGGGCGAACCGCTATACTTCAACCTGTAATGAAACACTTCATCAACGAGGTCGGGCGGGGCATAGCACCGAGCATACAGATAGCGAAAAAGAATATACAGAAGGGGCATCCTATGTGGTCGCAGTGGTACGGGCGGTACAGCCTTTCCAAGTCGTCTTGGCAGAAGATGCGGTTAATACTTCAGAATGGCGAGTACCGTTAACGTAAACATCAAGGCAACCAATAAGGCTAGTGCGCCCATTCGTCGTGCGAGTCGTGACGTGAAGAAGCTAGGCGAGGACGCATCGAATGCCGCCAAGAAAGCCAACAAGGATTGGGGTGGCGTTGGCGACCTGTTCAGCGGGTTGTTGCCGCGTGGCTTGCAGTCGAGTATCCGTGGGTTCAAGTCAGCCCAACGACAGATTGGGCGATTGTCTAAAGGCTTTAAGGTTCTCAAAGGTGCTATCGCATCCACCGGTTTGGGATTGCTTGTGGTGGCGTTGGGTGAGATTGTCGCCAATTGGGACAGCATAAGTGAGAGCATTACGGCGGCATCGGACGAAACGCAGAAACAGGTAGACCTAGCCAAAGAGCAGGTGCAACTTTCGCAGGACAACCTTGACGCCATCAGCCAACAGGAAAACATCCTGAAGCTACAAGGCAAGACGGAAGAGGACTTGTTAGCCATGCGTATGGCGGCAACTGATGAAGCCATAGCCGCACAGGAAATCATGGTTCAAAGTCTGATTGACCAGACGAACGAACAGGTGAAGTTTGAGGAGCAAGCCAAGAATGCGAGCATGGCAATTCTTGCCCTTATCTCTGCACCGCTGACGGTATTGCTAACTGCCGTTGACGCGCTGACTTACGGTCTTGCGCAAATCGGAGTCATGGAGGAGGCGACGACGTTGGTTACTGACTACCTCGAAGGCGGTGCATCCCTGCTAGGGTTCGACCCGGACAAGGCACGGGAGGACGGCAACAAACTAATTGACGAGGCAGAAGACCAACTGTTGAAGTTGGAGAACCAACGGGCGGGGTATCAGTTGCGGCGTAACAAAATGGATGACGACGCCAAGGAGGAGCAGAACAGGAAAGACGAGCAGGACGCGGCAAAGCGGTTGGCAGACGAGCAATACGTGGCTGACCAGATTGTCAAGATTCAACGGGATATGACGTTGCAGATGTTGGAGGACGACGAGCAACGAGCATTGAAGAAGCGGGAGTTCGAGTACAAGGACGCCAAGGCGCAACTGGAAGCACGAGGGGCGACCGACGAACAGTTGCTCATTCTCGAACAGCAATACGACGCTGACCGCCTAGCTATCCAAAAACAGTTCCAAGACCAGCGCGACGCGCAAGACCAAGACGAACTAAAGGCACGTCAGGAATTGGCTACGGAGTTGGAGGAACTGCAAATGTCCGAGTACGACCTAGAAGAACGGCGGCTGATGCAGTTGTACGACCAGAGGGTAGCAATTGCCGGCGACGACGAGGGACTGATTCGAGCGGCTACGGAGCAGTTGAACGCAGACCTTGAGAAACTGCGAGAGGATGCAGACGCGAAGGAACGGGATGACGCCGAGCAACAACAGGAACGGTTAGCTAGTCTGCGAGAGAACGCGGCGATGGATTTGATTGGCATCTTCCGGGCGTTCAACGACAAGGAACGCGCACAGCAAGACGAGCAGAGCCGAAAGAATTTCGAGGCATCAAAGCGTATCCAACTAGCGGAAACTATCATGAGTACGTATGCCGCGGCACAGAAGGCGTACCAGTCACAAATGACGGTGCCGAGTCCGGATGCACCAATTCGAGCGGCTATATCGGCGGGTTCAGCAATTGCCGCGGGTCTAGCGAAGGTTGCCAAAATCAAGGCTATGAAGTACGAGAGTCCGGACGACGGCGGAGGCGATACGGCAACGGGCGGTGGCGCAGTTCGGAGAATGGGCAATGCCGGGCTACAAGGTTGGCGTCAAGGCATGGTACCCAACGTGCAGTTTACAGGGGGACAGATAGAGCCGCTACACGCCTATGTCGTGCAGTCGGATTTGCAGGGTAGCGCATTGGAACAGGAACGCTTAGACTACCAGACGGTACTATAAACAGCCCTATATAGTAGAGTAGATGAATGTAAAACAACTGACAAAAGAGATTGCTTTAGACGTTGCGCACAAGGTGGAGCAGTTGGGCGAAAGTGAGATATATAGTCACGGCACCTTGACAGGCGATGACTATGAAGTTGTCTTTCGATACCCAATCAGTTACGACCTTCAAGGCGAAATGATTGAAGAGGCGGAGTCACGGTTGGCAACCGCACTGAAAAACACCGGTCACGAATTTTGGGCATCCTTCGACGACGGCCCCAAATACTTTCAAGTCGTTGCCGTGTACGACCCTTATTGAATAATGACACACCCCAAACTGATTTAAGATGGCATTTTCAAGAGACATTCTGATTGACGACGGAAGCGCAACCGTATATGAGGTCAAGGACATATTAGAAGAGGCATTGATGCGAGACAGGCGTGACTTGCCCGAAGTGTTTCTAATTAATGGCGCATACGACACACAAGTCATGGTAGACTTGACGGGCGAAGGGTTGGCAGAAGAGCAGGAGATGTTCGACGCGCTGTACGAAGTCTTTGGCAATTCAGTGCATATCCTTGAACCCTAATGGCAGACCGCAAACTGATTTGAGATGTATGGCACTTTCGGAACAGAAATAGACCAATTCGGCATTGACTACGATGTCGAGCAAAATGCCGACATGGTAACGTATATCATGGGCAGTATGGCGTACCCCGGCGATTTTGCAGAGTTGATGGACATTGCGGAAGAGTACGTCAATGAAGGCGTCTATCAAGATGTCGAAGGTTGGAGAGCAGGAACGGGAGACCACTATATCCAATTCCTACGCTAATGGCAGACCGCAAACTGATAGAACTCATGATTGGCGACGAGCAAGAAGGTTTGCCCGTTGAGGCAATCAGTCTTGTTCACGACCCGGCTATTGAGGAATTGTGGGTGGCATTCAGCAAGGGTGCCGCTACGCGCATGGTCACGTTGGCTACCGTCGACGAGGACAAGCGCACCCTAATTGGTGCCGCGCTGATTCCTGACAAGCATATTGTGCGCTATGACGGCGACGAGGAATACGATGTATTCTTCAGTGCCGAGACGGTCAAGAAGGCAAGCGAACTATACATGATGCACAGCCGCACCAACGAACACACGTTGGAACACCAGACGGCGGTTGATGGGGTACACGTCGTGGAGTCGTGGATTGTGGAGAACCCGGACATGGACAAGTCCAAGGCATACGGGTTCAGTATGCCGGAGGGTACATGGATGGTTCGGGTACACGTGGCTAACGACGAGATGTGGGAGAAGGTCAAAGCGGGCGAAATTCGGGGGTTCTCCATCGAAGGCTATTTCATTGATTCCGTTGTACAGGCACGACGCGCAAAGAAGAGCAAGCAGGAATTGAGCATGAAGGACAAGTTGTGGCAGACGGTGAAAGGCTTGTTCCGTCGCCACCAGTTCTACACGGAAATTAGTTTGGAGGACGGCACCGTCATTGCTACCGAGGATGAAGCAATGGGCGCGGGGTCAACGGTCAAAATGATTGACGCCGAGGGTATGCCGGTAGAGATGAAGAACGGCAAGTACCGCACACAGGCAGGCGTAGAATTGGAAGTCTATGACGGTGTACTGATTGAGTACGACGGCGAGGTGTCAGCGGTAGAGGAGACGCAAGGAGAAGCCGAGAACGACGAGAAGGTGGAACTGAACGCGGACAAGGTGCGGTTCTACAAGGCGTATATGAAAGCCCGTATGCGCAGAGAGTTTGGGTATTTTCAGCATTAAATAGTAGATTGCAATATGTGGGATACGGAAGACGTGGTGCGTGAACTGGAAGACCTTGGTTACAATGTGTTGGGACACAGCGTGTTTCACATCATGATTGACCAGACAGGCACGTATTTAGTAGACGTCGCAGATGATTTGGCGGACGAATTGGATTTAGGTCACAATATGCCGTACAGCGTATGGAACGTTCGGCAAGACCCGGAGGGAATTTTGATTGAGTTTAGACCACGATAAGATGGAAGGGTATATTGAAGCCTACGCACAAGGCGCAGACGAGGTGCAGATTGCCGAATTGATGGAGGATTGGTCAATCGAATACGACTACGATTTTTGGGACATTCGCGTAGAGCAAGAAGGGTCTGATGTGTTCATCTACTGCGAAGTGGATTTGGGCTACAACAGCGAAAGCGAATTCCTTGGGCATTGGAACGCCTTTGTAGACTATGTGCAAGCAAAGTCCTTTGCTAGTCGAATCAACACAACAAGCATCGAAGTAGCATGAATAAGACAGACATTGAAATTTGGTACCGTATCTACCTTCCGACGGGAGGCGATACCGACGTGCGATTCCGCCCGCTGGACTACAATTCGTATGACGCATGGGTGGACGACTTCCAAGAAAAGATTGACAGCCTAGGCTTTGTCGACTACGATATTGTCAGCTACGACTACATCGGCAGGGAGGATGCGTGGCAAATCAACCGCGACGAATCCGTGTGGGACAAGTGGGACGCACTGTTTGACGTGTCTAAAGACTACGGCGTAAAGCCGGAAGTCATTGTCAAAGCGGCTGACGAAATGGGCTATTCGGACGACTACGAGGAGTTCATGGAAAACGCCTACGCAGGACAAGCGGACAGTATGTTAGACTTTGCGTACCAGTTTATCGACGACGTATACGGAAACGACCTGCCAAAAGAGTTGGCGGATAGGTACTTCGACTACGACAAATTCGGCTATGCGCTGGACGTCAACGGCGACTTGTGGTCACTTTTGATGGACGATTGGGAAGACCGGTACGACACAGAGGCAGAAGCGCAAGCCGTGTACGACGACTTTATGCGCAAGTCGCACCAAGAAATTGGAGAGTGGTATATCTACGATATGGTGGGCGACCTTGAGTCTGCGTTGGGCGACAAGGTGTCCGACTACTTCGACTACAAGTCATTCGCCCGCGATTTGAGTTACGACTACACCGAGGTCGACGGGTACTTTTTCCGTAGCTACTAATGGTTACAGATAGAATTCTAATTGCCGACCCGGACGACTTTGAAGACGCGCTGATGTTCTTTGAGGAGGACGGAGTACGGGTTGACGGTACGGGCGAGGGCGCGTTTGGTGCCATGTACATTGACATTGCCGTAACGGACTTGCGCAAGGCGGAAGCCATTATGGATGAAGCCGCCATTGACTACGAGTTGTTCCGGTTCTGATGTACACCTTGCACCTTGACGACTACTTCGACGCCGAAGAATTGAACCCAATCTTGGATAGGTACGGATACATCATGGTCGACCGACGTTGGGACGCAGTGTCAACGAGCATCGACATCGAACCACAGTATGACGCCGTAGACATTGACGAGTTGGTAACGTGGATGCGTGACGAGTTGTACGTATCAATCGACATTGCATGAGTTTTTGGCAACGTGTAGTAGAAGGGTTCGTCAATTCCGAGCAAGAAGAATTGGTAGCCATGTTGGACGAATTCCAACTGGACTATGCCTACGAGCCAACGTTCATTGAGGCGATACCGACTATCGAGGAACTAATTTTGGCGGAGGACTACAACGAGGCATGGGTAGTATTCCAACAGACGGCACCACTGGACATTGCCGAGATTGATTGGGAACTGTTCGAGGAACTGTTGTTAGCCGCGTACACGGGAAAATAAACACCCTATATATATAGACATGGCAAGACGAAAGTTTGAGGAAGATGTAGTCGAGGAGACTACCACCGAGACGACGGAGACCACCGAAACCGTGGAAGAAAGCCCCGACTACCACGAGCAATTTGTATCCATCTTGGTTGACATGGGGTTGTCAGCCGAACAAGCTGAAGCCGTCCATTCAATGGCAATGGATTTGATTAACAGCGGCGAAGGCGAAACCACCGAAACAACAGAAGAGGTGACTGAAGAACAGAAAGTAGAAGCCCGTCGCGCACGTCGCATGGGTAGCAAGCGTCGCGGTTACAGCCGCCGTCGCGGAATGAGCGAAGACCGCCCGCGTGGTCGTCGTATGGAAATGTCCCAAGTCGAACGCATGGAGCGTCGGATGCGCCGGTTGGCACGTCAGAACCGCGAACTGCGCGAGGAATTGGGTCGTATGGGCGCACGTCCTGCCGCCCGTCCGTTGAGCAACCGACCGGTTCGCAACGAGGCTACGCAACAGAACCTTGGAGGTCTTGCCAAGTCGACACAGCAGGCATTGGACATGATTAACAAATTCAAGTGAGTATGAATTACCCTGTAATGAGTAACCGTGCGATGCGTCGCCGGAACTTCGCGGCAGGTGAAGGGCCTACGGTTAGCCCTGCCACGACCTACGCAGGTGTACAGGCACTGCCCTACGTGGCACCTGCCCTGAAACTTGCGGACACGCTGAACAAGAACTTTGTCCGTCAGATTGACGGCATCCAAAACAAGGCGGTTATCAGTAACCTTTCTAGCAGTGATGTTGTGCAAGCGGCAAACTGCGATTGGAACGACGGTAACAACGTCACCCTTGGAGAACGGGTTCTGGAACTGACTGACCTTGCGGTCATGGAGGCACTGTGCCGCGGAACGCTATTGCCGACATGGGCAGGCATGACGGGCGCACGTGCAACGATGGGTGCTGGAAGTCCTGAATTCCAAAACTTCTGCATGGCAACGGTTGCTGGATACGCGGCACAAGAAGTCGAAAATGGACTTTGGTTGGGCGGTATGACCACCGGTCAGAAAGGCTTTGTGAGTAATACGGGTACCCTGACTTCGGCTGGATACAACGCATCCATTCTTGGTTCGGCAAGCGTCAATGAGACGGTAGTTACAACCACCGGATTTACGGCTGGAAGTATCCTTGCCAACAGCGGAACAAACGAGGGGCCGTTTAGCAAGGCGTACAATGAGGCGGTAGCCGATTGTCCTGCCATTCTGAACCGCACGGACGTTGCCTTCTATGTTGGCAATGCCGTTGCCGGAAAGTATATGCAGGCTTTGACCGCTTCAGGTAGCAATCAAGGTGTGAACCTTCAGGGTACCAACCAAGCGTTTGACACCCTGCAATACTTGGGTATCCCCATTCACGTTTGCCCCGGTCTGCCTGACCAGATTGTTGTGCTGACCTACGAGGAAAATTTGGTCGCAGGTTCTAACCTGAACACCGACTATACGACGGCACAATACATCGACGCATGGCAGTATGACGGCAGTGACCAAGTTAAAATCGTGATGCGGTTTGGACTTGGCGTTCAAGTCGGTATTCCGGGTGACGTGGTTGTGGCATCGTTGAGTACCATTCTTTAATTTGATACCTCATGGCTTGTGAAATCTCAAGTGGTCGTATTGTAGACTGTAAGGATTCCGTAGGCGGTATCAAGGCGGTATTCATCAGCGCGGGCTACATCGACCAGCCGAGCGTACCATACGACGATTCGGGTACGCCCATAGTACAGGGTTGGTTGGCGGCGACCAACGACACCGTAACGCAAATTCAAGCACAGACGTACTACCAGTTTGATGTACGCCCGGAGACGTCGAGCCTGACGGTTAACTACCAGTCAGACCCGGCAAGCGGAACCACGTTCTTCGAGCAGGTGTTGTCCGTGACGTTCCAAAAACTGGACGCCACAGATATTGCCGACATTCGGATTCTGACCCAAGGTCGGTTTCAGGTGTGGGTTCAGGACAACATGGACAACGTGTGGTTGTTGGGTGCCGAGTATGGTTGCAACGTGACGGGCGGAAGCCTGACCACGGGGCAGGCGTTTAGCGATATGTCTGGATACACGCTGGATATGACCGGACGGGAACCGAACCCAATCTGGATTGCCACGGCTAGTGCCGGCGGTGGTGCGGCAAACTACCCCTTGGATAATGTCGGGGGCGCAACTGTTGGATAAGCGACAGGGGCATATTTGGTTAAGAGGAAAGGGGGGCGAAGGCTCCCCTTTCTGCATTCAAACAGAGCGGCAGAATCTATATATATAGATGTGATTCAGATTAAGAACACACCAGTTGAACAGAACCTGTACTTAAACCTTGACGGGTACAGTACGACCAGCACTGCCGGCGAATGCACCA